TCAATTTCTCCCAGTTTAAGTGCGGGTAAGGAGCGTTTAGTGTAGTTAGCAGTACCAAGACCAGCACTTCTATACGCTTGATTTAGATCGGATACAGACGTTGGTGCACCGTAGTCAATAACATTTGGCCCAAAAGTATTTTTTTCATATATACTCTTAGTGAACTTAAGGCCCGCTGCAGGGTCAGTGGCTCTATAATATCCATCTCCCCATGTAGTGCCGTAGTCGTTGACTGCAAAGTTTACTTTGCCAGAAAGGTTATCGATTCCAAAAAGATCGTTTCTTTCTATTTTACCTTTAACTCCAAAGCCTTTGTACTTATCTAGCGTAAAGTCCCCAGTAAAACCCCCACCAAAGTCATAACCTTTCTTGGCACTTACATTGAGTCCATATTCATTTTTTACAGCGTTTACTAGTGGTCCTGTATAACTGAATTGATACTTACTACCTTGGTTATCTATAATATCGGATGCTTTAGCTGTAAAGTTGAAGTCCCCTATATCAGTAACCTGGTCATACCCTATTACGCTGTCACTAAAACTAGGAATAAACGCCATTTTTTCTTCTGCTGCGTTATCTTTATAATCGGGTACAAGTGCTCCTAAATGTTTACTTATCTTTTGTAATACAGAAGCTGATGTTGGTTTTTTTCCTAGGTCAAAAGAAAAATTCTTTAGTACAGGAGTTTCAGAAATTAAACTTCCTATAATACCCTCTGCTGCTTTTTTTGCCGCATCTCCCTCGTAATCATCCGCACTAACGGAACCGTCATAATCGTCAAACGTGTAACCAAAAAGTTCTAAAATGTTCTCAGTCGTATCACTAAATCCAGTGGTGTTCCCAAATGTTTTTTGGTATTCTAAAGTTTGATCAATAAGAGTTTCAATTATGGATTTTATAGATGTGCCTTCTGTTTTTATGTTAAGATCTATTCTGCGAAGTCGATCTTCTTTAGATTCGGTGGTAGACCCACCACCATCCCAATCATTAAAGATATTTTGGTATTCTTTTTCTGATAAAGTAGGAGTTGAGCTGCTCCAGAATTTGTCGGATACATCTCCAGTGTCAACTTGGTAAATATAAGACCAATCATCTATAAGACTCTGATCTGTTTTTTTTGTCGGAGTATACCCTAATACAGGATTAAAAAATGTAGAGTTATACTCTTTTTTTGGTGTTTTAGTAACAGAGGTAACCCCCCCTGAGCTATCATAAACCACGCTGTCTGTATTAGCAGAGTTTGCTAAAAAACTCATTAATCCATAATCGTTGGGGTTATTTGTTCTAATTATTCCCTCTAGAAGTTTTGTTTTTTGTGTTTGAGAAAACCGTTGTTCCTCCATATATTTATTTGTTCTCTCATTACCCATTAAATTACTTGGCTTGACAGGCACTGTAACTATCGAATTAGACTCCAAAGGTGTATCATCTTGTCTAGTGTCATTAAAATTTTGTACAACTGTTTGCGTAAATGTAGGAGAGTTGGACTTTGCAGGTTGATCATACGGAGATCTTTCCCCTAGCCCTGGCTTTTCTTTTTTCTCTTCTACGCTTGCAAATTCATTTGCCCAGCCGCTATAACTATACGCCATATCTATTCCTTAAATGTCTGTTAACTTTAAGACGTTTTTTACTTCACTACTATCTGAAATAAGCCGTGCTGCTTTTAATTCTTTTACTACCCTATTATCCATTCCTGCGGTTTTCTGTCCTGCGTCATCTCTTCTTAGATGTAAAGCAAAGTACTCTATATCCTTATCCTTTGCCCCTCGCAGTACCTCTGTCCATTCCTGCCCCGCAGTAGTGCCTCCTACATTGTATGCTAGTGACGTTAAGGGTAGTTTATATTGGATTGGTAGGTCTTCCCATGTAGTCCCCATGTCTTTTAACTTCTTGTCCCATCCAGATTTTCTAGCAAGTTCTAAGTTAACTTTCATGTCCTCTTTATATATAGTTTCTACTTGCTCTTCAGTTAAAGGTATAAAGTCTCCAGTCGCATTAATAAAAGGAATACCGTATATTTGTTTTGATGCTGTTTCTGAATCTTTGACTTTGTGTCCATAGCCAATATCTTTACTTTTTATTTTAAAATTCTTTTCTCTAGTGTCGTTAGTATCTACAGGAGCGTAAAGTCCTGCTTTTGTTTTACCATGTGTACCTTCTGCTAGTTTAATATCTGAATAAAACAAGTCATTAAGCCCACCACCTAGGGGTTCAGCAGGATCCAGGGCAGCCCTAGTAGGTTTAGCACTTGCGTCTACAATACCCTGTAAAAACTTTGTCTTGTCAAATTTCTTTTGTTCATCAGATTTTTGTCCATCTTCAACACTAGTAAATGAAATGTCTCGTGCCCTTTGCAACGCCATTTTTAGACTATCGTTATACTGTGGGTAAGGGTCTGGTGCTTCCTCGTCAATAGTAGAAGTACCCCCTAGGCCGCCAAACGTAAGCTCTTCACTTGGCTTAAGGTTTAGCTTTTCTAAATCTATCGAATATTTGTTCATAGCAACTGCACCCTCATTATCAAACAGGCCTAAGAATAGCAGCAGCAACACTACCAATCGCACCCCACAACCCCGCACTCTTATTAGCTTTAGCGGCAGCTTCAGCCGCCTCCTTAGATAGAGATGCAGTTGCTAGTGTAGTAGCTCGATCTGCATCATTATTAGATGTCTGCCAGGCAAAGCTCATTAAATCTCGGACTTCTTGCATGTAGGCACTAAATCCTATAGAGGACATATTATTAGCTTGAGCTGCGGCATCTCTATTAGATTGGTTTATTGCGGCATTGTCTGTTGTAGCTATATTTTGATACCACTGGGCATTAGCCTGGTCTATAATCAAAGCATTCTGAGCATTGAACTGATCTCGGAAGTTAACCTGGGCAGCATTAAACTCTTCAATAGCATTAGCTTCACCAAGATTAAACTTAAGTAAGCTATTCTGTTGCTCCCCATTAAACTGGGAAACTTGAGTAGATAGATTAGAGAAGAATTGGTTTACTTGGTTCTCACTCGATGCATTGAATTGAGCCGTAGCATTAGCTGCAGCACTATCGGACATCAATGAGTTAATAACTGCTTGTGATTTAAACATTTCCATTTGCTGGGAGTTTGACATGTTAGACATTTCCATGTCTAAGAAGCTCTTAGCATTTTGTACTTGTGCTTGCTGTCTATTATTTAAGTTAGTTAAATCTGTTTGTGACAGGGCAGCAGCATCAGCCATTACTTTAGCATTAGATGCATTAAGATTAGCTAAGTCTACTGATTGAGTAAGCTGTGCATTCTCTAGTGCAACTTGTTGTTGGGCACTAAAGTTTACGTTAGCTATGTCAGCTACACGAGATGCATTGGATACTCTTGTTTGGAATTCCTGGGTAAAGTCTACACCTAAGAACTGGGCTCTTTTTTCTGCTGCAAACATTGCAGTTTGTTGTCTATTAGATAAACTTTGCTCTTCAAACCTAGCATAAGCTGCTGCATCCATTTGAGCAATAGGTAGTGCAGACTCCATAGCAGCCTGTATAAGAGCTTGTCCAGCCATACTAGAAGCACCTAGCCCACGTTGAGCCATAGCTGCTGTAGCTGCTCTCATAGCCCCTGCGGCCCAAGTAGGTTGGTTACCACCTTCAAAGTCAGCCATAAGCTGTGTTAATTGACCCTGGACTGTAGCATCCGTAGAGGGAGCCCCAGTAGCAGCAGCAAAATTAGTCTCGGCTTTAACTGTAGCCATATCTACGGCTGAACCAGTTACTAACTCACCTGTCTGTAAGTTGCGAGATGGAGGAGTTTGAACTTGAGCTGCCTGGGCTATCTGTGAAGGAGTTAATGCTAACTGTGCTAACTGCGATGGGCTTAGTTGTGCCGCCTGGACAGTGGCATCAGAAGATACTTGTCCTTGACTAGCTTGAGCAGCCGCAGTGGTTTCTTTTACTCCGGTTTCACTAGCTGTAACAGTAGCTGTAGATGTAGGTGTGACCGTTGGTCCTGTAGCAGTAGAGGCTTGTCCTGAAAGTGCTGTAGCATCAGTTGTTGCCCCAGCTTGCCCGGAGCCAGCAGCTATTGTTCCTGCTCCTGCTTGTCCTGCATCTGTAGTTTGGGTGTAGCCTTGGGTTACCAAAGACAAAGGATCGACTGTACTTTGTTGTATTAACTCTGCCGGGGTAGGCATAGAGGTCTGTTTAAATTGATCTTGTGCTTGAGTAACAGCCTCATTTAATTGTGCTACTCTAGAGTCTGCTGCAGTCAATGCAGTGAGAAGGTTCTCATTACCCG